CTAGTGCAGAAGAAACTGATTGAATTTTACTATTTTTTTTCATTATATTGCCTTGTTCAATAAGTTTTTTATTTTGTCTATCTAAAATCATTTCTTTTGCTTTTTGCATCGCTAACTCAATCGCTAATCTTAAAGTAATTTCGATAGCCATACTTACTAATCTAACCATAAATTCTTGTGCTATTTTTTTTAAAGAGTCTCCAAGATTTTTTCCCATGACTACTGCTCTGCCCATACTATTTGAAACTTTTGAAATACCCTCGTTTATAGACTCTGCTATTGTTTCTCTAATATTTTCCATTTTCTTTTTAAATTCTTCTAATGAGCCTTTGTTCAATTCTCTAAATTTTTCTATCATTTTTTGTGTAGCTGATGGAATAGCAACTGATAATTCGTGTTCAAATTCATGTGCAATAATATTTGCATTATTAAATTCTTCTTTAACTTGAATCATGGTTTTATGTAAATCTCTAGCTGGTGGTAATATATTATTCATTTTATGTTCTAAAGAATCTACATCTTCAAGAAATCCCTCAAACATTTCATCAATACCTTGAAATGCTAAAAATACTGCACCACCTGTTGCTAATAATTTTGCTATGGCTAAAAATCCACCTTTAATAACTGATGTACCAACACCAATAGCCATTGTGGATTTTGCAACATTCATTAGTGCAACAGCTACTCTACCAAAAAATAAAACTATTTTAAGTGCTATTAAGCCTTTGATAATATTTAACAATAAAGTAAAATTGTCTTTTACAATTATTACAGCTTTACCTAATTTCTCTACTGATACTGCTAATACAATTCCTATCTTTCTTCCAACATTATCTATGTTCTCTGCATTTTTTTCTAAGAACTTGTCTAACTCTCCAAACTGAGTTTTTAATCCCTCAAAAAATCCAGCTTCTAAAATAGTTTTCTTAAAATTAAATATTTTATCTCCGATCATTGAAAGAGTACCTGTAAAAGTTTTTGCTAAATCATCTGTTGCTTGTCCAAATTTACCACCTTTACCAAATACTTTTTCAAATGCTTCAGCAGTAGCTTCAATAGATACTTGTGCACCAGCTTGAAAACCAAGCATATTTCTTACACCTTTTTCTCTAAATAAATCTGCTGAACCAATACCAGCACTAAATGATCTTTGTATTTGCTCTGCTGTTGTTCTAAAATCTAATCCTGTAACTGATGCAACATTACCTGTTATCTCTAACATTTTTTGTAGCTTATCAGCATCATCTGTAATTGTTGCTAATATACCTGAACCAGCTTGTATTTCTTCTAGTGAGAAAGGAACTTTAGATGCAAATTTGACCATGTTGTCAAAAGCTTTTGCACCCTCATTTGTATCTTTTAATAAGAATCTTAATCTAACTCTTAAGTTTTCTAATTCTTTACCTGTATTAACTAAGTTTCTGACAACTAGACCAGCACCTAAACCAATAAAAGCATTTCTAACATTAAAAACAGCACTTCTTACTTTTGCTAAACCTTTTTGCAAACCACCTAAAGCTTGTTTAGTTTTATCTCGTGCTATTACATCTATAAATAGTTTTTGATTTGCCATTATCTATATTTCCTTGCTTGTCATCTATCTTTGGTTTTTATACTCATCTTGTTCTTTTTTCAAGTAAGCTATCCAAAGATTAAAATGACTCATTGGCATATCTAAGACTTTTTGGATTGGTATTTTAAGTCTATCAGCAACCACTAACATATTTCGGATGTCAGGGTCGCTATTTACTTTTTTTCAGCTTCCTCTATTGATGAATCTGCAAGTATTTTATTTGAAATGGTAGCAATAACATTGGAGTCAGCATTTCTTCTTAACTCAAATTTATCTTCTAATTTAAAAGCTTTTTTAAGTTCGCCTTTCTCATCTTTAACTTTTAATTTCATTACAATCAAATCAACAAGAACATTTAAGTCTTGAAAGTTATTTGATTTTTTAAAGATGATGTTTTTTTCTTCAAGTGTTAAAGGCTCAGAATAAAATACTGATGGATTACCAGCTTCATCTTTCCATTCAGGAACTTCAATAATTAAAGTTTGCAGAGTCTCAAAGTGAGACTTTACTCTATCTATTACTGACATAAATTATTATGATTCAGTACCTATTGTTAATGCACCTGTGCCTTGAAAAGTAACATTTCTAGCAACAATACCATCTAAAGGTTGATTTACAGACATACCTGTAATTATACCAGCACCCTCAAACTTTCTGTCGCCTGATGAACCACCCTCAGGTAATAATTTAAAAGTAACACTAGACCCAGCAGTTAATTGTGTTTGAACACTATCTGCTTCGTCAAAGTGCATTTCTAAAGTACCTGAAAATGATGTTCTACCAGCTACGAAACTTTTTGCACCATCTGACATTTTTGTAGATTCTACAACATCGCCTGTTGTTTCAAGAGTGAAAGAAGTAAGTTCGCCAACTGCTGAACCACCTACTACAACTTCGCCCTCTTTTCCATGATGAACTGCCATTTTTTATTCTCCTATGTTAAAATTGTTTATATTATTTTTCTTCTTCATCGTCAATATCTTCCTCGTCATCCTCATCAAAATCTTCTTCTGAATCATCTTCCCAAGTTTCATCTTCCTCTTGGTCTCTAAGATCAGCAAGTAAATCTTTGACTTCTTCACACATTAAACTTTCTTTATCGTGTAACTTTTCTATTGCATCTATTTTCTTTTCTATTTTATCAATGATTTTATCTTTGTTTGCCATATCTTCTCCTTATTTATGGTGTTCCAGCTTGGAACTCATAAGTACACCTTACAACCATTCTTATACCACCAATCGGAAATAATGTACCCTCGTCTGTTTCCACACTAATAACTTCTGTATCAAGTGCGTTGCTATTTCTTGTAATATCAGATTCTAAGGCTGTTTCAATAGCTGTGATTAATTGATTTCTTTTAGTGTCAATATTAACTTCAGCACCTTTTACAAATCCAAGTATTGCAAAGTCAATAGTTCCTGATCTTGTTTTTGCACCTGTACCCATTTCTATATCTTCTCTTGTTTCCTCAGATGTTTGTACTATTACTGCTGGATATTGTTTGTCTGATAACTCGTCTAATTGAAAAGGTTGTCTTGTAGCTTTCTTGATTGTTGGGCTACTTATACCTGATATTGTTGATAAAAGGTTTGATGCAATATTTTCTCGTACACTCATAATCTAATCATTTTTAATTGTTTTTCTATAAATCTGTTGAACTGCTTACTTATAATCTTTTCTGTTCTATCATTAAAGCCAAAAAATTCTCTGTTCGGTTGATTTAGAACTTGATTGAATAATGCTCTTTGTCTCATTTGTGCATTAGTAAAACCTAATGATACTTTGTGCTTTCCTGTTTTGGTGCTTGTCAAACTACCTAACATTCTTCCTGTATAAAATAAATCTACACCTGTTGGTTTTCCCTCTCTTTTTAATTGTGTAAGATAACCCTCTGAATATGGCTCAAATCCAACATCTCTAAAATCAACACCTCTTTTTGTTTTAGTTCTTATAATATCAACTAATTGAAACCCAGCTTGTTTTACACCTTTGTCAATAAATCTTGGTAGTTTAGATTGTAGTTTTTGAAACTTTTTAATTATTTCTTTTTCGTTTGATTTAATTTTTACATCAACAGCCATTATCTAGTCAATCTTCTAAAACCATGTAAAGGCTCTCTTTCAGCAACTTGAATAGTGCCATCTCCTGTTTCATCGTACTCAACACCATCCTCTAATATAGTTCTCCATTCTTTGTTATATTCTGACATATAGAACTCGCCCATTCTTTCAAATCTATCTTTTTCTGTTTCAGGTCTAAATTTAGTTAGTGCTGGGCAAAGGAATCTACCAAGAAATAAATACACACCAGCCCTTTCAAATTGATCTAAATTAACTTTAGTATCAACCATCTCAGCAGTATTTAGAATTGTAATATCTGTGAAAATATTAGCTTTGTAGGTTTGCCACCATTCGACTCTAAGCTGTCTTAAAATATCGTTAGTTGTTTGTGCAAAGAAATTAACTGCTTCTGTATCGGTTGATGCAATACCAAATCCAAAAGCATCAGGTTGATATTTAGTTACATCACTTGCAGTAATAACATTTGCACCTGTATAATTAGCCATAGTATTTTCCTACGAACCAATTAATAAACTTCTTAATTTTTTTTCTTAGTTTTCTTAACATTTTTTTTTCTCTTTGGTTTAAGTTGTACTACTTTATCAGAAATGTCTTTTGCTGTCGCTTTTTTAATTTCTTTTTTTACTTCTCCAACAGGAACAAAACCTCTGCTT